TACACCTTCGGAATCAGCAGTGATATAAATCTTGGTTTCGTTATTCATGCTCTTGCGCCCACATCGTCAATACTTCAATCTCCATCGCGCGGATTCTCCGCAGCATGGATTTACGTTTCCTCGGCTTAATGCCGTGGCAGTCCATCACTGCCGCTACCGCACCGTAATCAAGCCCTGTTGCGCCTGACATGCCGACCCGCCATTGCGTCGCCAGCGCAATAAACAACTGCACCGCCTGCCAGTTGCACGGCCATACGCCGAACGTCTTTTCTTCTTCCGAGAAATCATCTTCAGAAAAACCGAACAAACCCAATTCCGCCGCATCAGGCGATTTTTCATAAAACGCCCGCGCGGCGGCAGTCAGTTTCCCTCGCGGGCGTTATAGACTTCGTCAATATAACCTTTAACAATAGCGAAGACAGACATCGGATACGCATCCAACATCAATTCGACATTTTCTTTATCGAATGTATCTTCCAAATTCCAACCCACAGCACAATCCAGTACCGTATCGGCATTCCAGCCGTCTACATGTTTTTCCGTGAACTGCTGCATTGCTTTATTGCCGCGCTGTTTAAATTCAAATTCAACGTCTGCCGGCTCGCTGCCGGGTACGGGGATTTTTACAATATGACGAAAAGTTGCATCAGGTTTTAAAGATAGTTTTGCCATTTTCAGCTTTCAAAAAAAGCGGCCGCCATTTTCAGACGGCCAAAACCAAGGAAGTACAATGAACGATTAACGGGAAATCAATAACGGTTTACCGGACCCGACACCGCATAAGACAACGTTACCGCCATCAACTGATTGCGGGTCATCTCCGGCGTTTTGTTCAGGCTCGGATAGCCGTTGTATACAATCTGACCGCCGCCTTTCAGCACGATTTTCAACGGCGTTTGCGTTCCGGCATCAGAAGCCTTGACCGCCGCCTTGTAACCGTCAAGGTTTGGGTCGTCGGCAATCTTGATCGAAATCGACATGGCCGACTGCGTGGACGGAATCTGCTGCTCGTAGTCGTCTTCTAAGAAGCCGAAATCAACGTACTGCTGCTCGCCGCCGCTGGTCGAAAACTCAATGATTTGTGAAATATTCGTCCAGCCGGTAATTTTCTGCACCGTACCACCCCCCGAACCTGCCGGGAAGTTATCTGTATTGGTCGTATCGATGCCAACCAGTTTAAAAGTATCGGTAGCGACGCCGCCAACTTGGAAAACACGTTCATTCAGTTTGCCCCAGCCGCTTTTCAGCAATACAAAATCGCCGTTTACCAAGCCGTGCGCGGTCGAAGTCAGCACTGCTTCCGCCGCGTTGGTCGCTGCCGTTACGTTTTTTGCCGCCGCCAAGGCGGTAGCAATGTGAACGGTCGCGCCGTTCGGTAATTTAACTGCCATTTTTTCAACTCCATATTAAAGGCCGTCTGAAATTCAGACGGCCTGTTCAAAATAAACTGCCTGCCAACCTTGCTGATAGTAGACGGTAACGGCTTCGCCGCTGTCGTCGGAATCAATATTCAGCAAATCGGGTACCAGATTTTCCAAGCCGTCAATTCCCAAATCGGGATGTTCGACAAACGCCTGTTGCACCACCGACAGCATTTCCTCCGCCAATTCGTCCGCACCGGTATTGGCCTGAACACAAACCAATGTAACCAGTCGCACCGTCTGACGGTAGATAGGCGGAGAATCAAACGTTTCCGGTTCGGTGCGGCGACTGTCAACATAAACCACAACACACGGTAATTGCGATTGTGCCGGCGCGAATCCGCGACCGGAATATACGCGCTGAAACTTCTGTTTCAGCACATTTACCGCTGCATTTCGGATTTCAGTAAGTCGGTTTGTCATGTACCGCCCTCAGTTGCACAACAACCATGCCGCAGCCGTCAAAATCAGTCTCCGCCACCGTGTAGCGTTTTCCGCGCACGGTAACGACCACCGACTTCACGTCTTCCGGCAGGTCGTCTTCAGTAACGATGATTTGCGGATCGGCATTGGCAACGGCAACGCCAAACCCGCTATCCGTCATAAATTCACGGTCAAATATCGCGTTTACCTCTTTACCGCCAATCATCACGGTTTCGCCAAAATCGGCGGGGTTGGTAAACACCGACAGCGGTTCATTAAACACCGCCGGCACCTGTTCCATCTGAACCTTCGCCGCCGCCCTGACCGTCGGTCAAATCATCGGTAATGTCGCCATCGTCGCCATCGCCGCCGTCAGTTTGCGCCGTGCCGTCGGATTCTGCCGACCATTCAACCGCCCAGCCTTCATGGATATAGGCCGCCGCCTGTTCTTCGTCCACCGAATACTTCTTACCGACGAAGAAACCTTTGCCGTCGTCAAAAAAACTACGCAACGGTGTAATTTTGATTTTTGCCATTTTTAATACTCCATATAGTCAGGCCGTCTGTTGCTCAGACGGCCTTTGGTTAAACGGTTATGCTGCCACGATGTCTTTAATGGCGGCGAAGGATTCGACATGGCGGACGGCAATATCCACGTCTTGCAACGTGGTAATGCGTACCGCGCCCGCAGTAGACTTGGTGTACGGGTCAACGACCACGTCCAAAACGCCCCAATGCGCAATCATCAAATCAGCCCAGTTACCGAAAATCAGCGGGCTGCATTTGTTGGCCGCCGTGCCTTTGGTCAGGTTGGACGGAATTTGGTTCGATACCGCGCAACGGTAGCCGTTCAGCGGTGTTGCGCCGTCCTGCCAGATGTAGCCGGATACGCCGTCGGCCTTCAGCTTGGTTTTCAGCAGGCCGCGCACGCGGGCATTGGTGATGTATGCCAAATCGCCGATGTCGGCATTGGCGGCGGCAATGGCACTTTCCAAAGCGACGATATGCTTCCATTCGGGCATACCGCCGTTCGCACCGATTTCCACCGCGCCGATGCCGGCGGTGTTCAGGATGCCGGTCGGTTCGTTGCCGGTACCTTTGCCATTGATGGCCGCCAAATCGATACCCAGCATCATGGCTTTCAACAATTCGCTGCGGGCGAACTGTTCGGCAGACAGCGAAGATTGCAAAATGAATTTGCGGCTCAATTCGGTATTGGCGGTAACGGTTTTCGGTTTCAGGCTCATTTGTCCGAAAGTGGCGTTCGATTCGGCCGCACTGCCGTTTTCATCCACCCATTGAACAGTGTTGCCGGTCAGGTGTTTCGGAATGGTGATGTCGCCGACCAAGCCGTCCAGTACGGTGGCGCCCAACTGGGCAACGGCAAGTCGGTTGCGCAGCAGTTCGATAAACAAGTCTTCGCGGAAGTCGTTTTCGATGACGTTGCCGCCGTTTGCCGCGTTTCCTTTGCTGTAAGCGCGGGCAATCAAATCAGTCGGCACAAAGAAGCCTGCCGCTGCGCGACCATGCCGTTTTTCCAACTCTTCCGACACTTCGCGTTCCAAGCCCGCTTTGTCCCATTTGCCGGTTGCGGCGGCAGACATGGCGCGGAGCAGGGAAAATTCACGCTGTTCTTTATCAGTCATGCCGATTTCATCGGCGGTAACGATCGGCTTCGTCTGCATGTTTGCCATGATGGCGGCGCGTAATTGGGCTTCACTGCCGCCCTCTTTAATAACCTTTTCGGCTGCTTCGATACCGCCGTGGGCGGCGTAACTGCGACCAATGGCCAGCAGTTCGGAAACGCGCGCGCGTTCGTTCTGAATACCGCGTTCGGCGGCGTTGCTGGTATCGGTTGCTGCGGCGGCAGGGATTGCAGCAGCGGGAGTTTCCGCCTCGGCGGGAATTTGATTTTTATTCATGTTTCGATTTCCTTTTTCAGGGGTTGGGTTTACAGGGTTTTCAATAAATGGTTCCGCCGACCTGCCGACACCTACTGTCGGGTCTGCCGGAACGGTTACAAAACTGATTTCATAAGGCATCCAACGGGTAACGATGTAACGGTAGTCCTCATCGTCTGCATTGGGATTGTCCAATACCATGTCTTCCACGCGGTAGCCGACGCTGATATGGCGCAGGATGCCGTCTTGCACGTCTTGGAATTTTTCCGCCGCTTTCGTCCCGTTGCCAAAGCGTACCAAGGCGCGGCCGCGCTTGTCGGCATCAATCCAAGCCCGTTCGATGACGCCGATTTGGTCGTCCCAGTCGTGATTGAACAGTACCGCGCCGCCGTCGTTCAGGCGGCTCAAGTCAACGGCACCCGCCGCATGACTTAATACTTCATCGCCGAACCAGCGTTCTACCGGCTCTTCGCTGGAAAACGCCACTTCGACCGTCCGCTTTTCAACATCCACGCTTTCACGCTGAAACACGGCAAAGCGGCTCATTTGCTGCATTTGCGCCTTATCAGGCTTTATTTTCTTCATTCGGGTCATCCTCCGATTCTGGTTCTGCCGCCACAGGGGGCGGTTTGACATCGGCAGCGATTCCCTTCGCCGCCAAAATTTGGTTTTCATGTTCGATTTGGGCGATTACATCCTCAAAATCTAAGCCCATTTCCGTACAAATATCACGGCGGGATTTAACCGACAGCGCGACCGCTTCTTTATGCGCGTTAATATCTTTCAGCGGGTCAACCCACGACCAGCGCCGCCCCTGCCAGTTGCAGGCCTTGAATTTGTCCAGCTTGCCAGCCGGCAGCGATTTGCCGGACGGCATCTTGATTGCGCCCATTAGCAACGCCGCCTCAATCCAGCGGTCGAAAACGTCATACAAAAACGATTCGGCAAACCAGTTTTGCAACGTCATCCATGTGTCGCGCTCCTCCAGCGTCCCGCTGCGGATACTGGAAAAGTTCACGCCCTCAAGGTCGTTCGCCAAGCTGTGATAAGCCACGTTCAAACCGCTGGCGATACCGCGCAGGCTGGCTTTGACGAATGCGTCATAATTGGCGTGCGGATAATCGGGGTCGAACGGCGTGAAGTCGTAACCCTGCGGCAGTTCGTGAAATGTGCCCGGCTCGACCGAATCGATTAAATCAATGCCGCCGCGCCCGTTATCGACCTCTTGCCCGTCAATCGGAGGCATGAAGTTGTCGGCGTCTTCCGTCTGTTTGAAAAAACCCATTTTCGACGCACCGACGCGGGCGGCGATAATGGCCGCTTCCTGATAGCCCGACAGGTTTTGCAGGCCGATGATGGCCGAAGCCACCCACGGAAAACCGCGCCGCTGCTCTGGGCGGTCGTGCAGGAAAATATGGCTGATTTGCTCTGCCGGCACCCGTTCGCGTAAATTGCCGGTATTCGTCTGTCCGTATGCTTCGCCCGGATGCGATGTCCGCAGCCAGTACGCCACCGGACGGGAATAGCTGTTTAACTCAACGCCCATACGAACGGCGTTGCGCCCGTTTTGTGGCGGTACGTTGTATCCCGTGTCTAAACGGTCAATATCCAGCACCTGCAACGCATAGCCGTATTCGTTGTTGAAACCCGAAAGATGACGGACCAGCACTTCGCCGTCGCGGGCAACACCGCGAATCAGCAGCCGTTGCAAGTCGGTAAACGACAACTGGCCGGTAACATCGCACACCCCGCGCCTTGCCCAGCGTGAAAACGCTTCTTCGATGACCTTGTTCGCCAACGTATCGGGCGCGGCGGCGTTATCCAGCAAAACACGCATTTGCAGGGCAAAACCATCGCGCCCGACAACGTTGCTTTCGACCATGTTCAGAAACTTGCGCATGTAGTCGTTGTCGCGCGCAAGACTGCGGGCGCGGGCGCGCAGGCGGTCAAGGTCCGAACGCGCCAAAGCGTCCGCCGACCAGTTCTGCGGCTGCCAAGAAGCCAGCGACCCGACCGGACGCGCTCCGGCAAAGTTGCGGCGGGCTGTTTGCGGGACAGAATCCCGCCTGCCGAACAACCGCGCAAAAAAACCGCGCTTTTGCGGCGCGGCATTTGATTGTTTTGCCATACCTCATCCTAAAATCGCGTGATGATACGGCCTGAACGGCGCGGAGAAATACCCGCCGCCGCTTCCAGCCGCGTAATTTCCTGCTGCCAGAACCGTATCTGCTTCAACAAATCGGCAAGGCTGGAAAACTCCATTTCGCGGTCTTTGATTTTATACCGCTTGGTCATGCCCCTGCCTGCCGCATGTTCCTTGTAGGCTTTCCGAAGGCTGTTCAAAATCTCTCGCGCCTCTTCAAGTTCTACCGCATAGTCATGTCCGCTCATCGCCGTATTCCTTCAACAGTTCGGAAACACCGCACATTGCCGCAAGCAGACTTTCTTCAGATTCAAAAAATGCGTGATAGAGAATTTCTTCCAGTACATGCTGCATCAGATCGTCCAGCCTGCATTTTTCCAGCATTTCCATTAAATCCGCGTATTCTTCGGATTCCAACAGATGCATTACGGCACAAGAATCAAGCTGCCGCTGCAAATACCATTGCGCCTTTTTCAAATCCTCCGCGCCGTTCTTTTCCCGATGACGCCAAACATACTTAAACGCATTACCCATGCAGAAATTCAGCCGTTCGGTAAATTCAATACATTCCACGGCGCGGCTTCGATAGTGCGACGGGTTGATGTTGTCTTGCTTTTCCATTTTCAGACGGCCTCTTTTGCATAAAATTTGCTGATACCTTGGTCGAAACGCTCTTCCACCAAGCCTTCCTCAATCAGCGTATCAATATCGCGGCGGGCAAAAATCCAGCCGCTCCACTTCTGTCTTCCGTACACCACATCGGCAACGCCGGTTGATGTGCAGCCCGGATGCGCCGCAATGTAGGATAAAACCTGTTCTTTTTCGCTCATGGTTGTAGCCGTATAAAGGCCGTCTGAAATCTGCTGTTCAGACGGCCTTTGTCTTGGTTTGCACTTAAAAGGCGGCCGCAAACCTTGGCCGCACGCTCTAACTTCGGGCAACGTCGTATCAAGCCCTAATCTGAAATGTAGCAGAAAAGCGTTTTCTGACGTCCGGTTGACGCTTAACCGGCTGGACAGCCATCTATTCAGACGGCCTGAATCAATAATTGGTAACGAAGTTACCGCCCTTGCGCCGCCGGTTGGCGGTATAGCCGCCGCCATTGTCGACCTTCGGTTTTTCCTGTACCTGTTCGGCGGGTTTCGGCTCGGCAAACAGTTCCGACTGCAACAGCGCGTTTTCGTATAACGCCCACTTTGCCGCCGACATGGTATGCGTGCCGACCGAGCGGGCGGCGTGCAGGGCATAGACTTCGCAGTCCAATGCCTCGTTTCGTACGCCGACCTTTTTCTGCCAAACCTTTTTGTGCTTGTTCATGCGGCTGGGTACTTTAACTTCGCTCAACAACTGGCCGCAGTAGTCGGCGCGGACATCTTTGTAAAAGTGCATCCGCCCTGCCCCACTTCCTTCCAGATTGATGCGCGCGTGCTCGTCTATCAGCAAGTCCTTCGCGCGCGATACGCCGACGCTGTACACCTGCACGCCGAATTTGTCGGCCTTGGTGTTTTTGTGCTTCAAGTCAATCGCCCGCGCCCGACTGAAAATCTCTTTATCGGGGTTGGTGCTGCCCTTGACCGCCATCACATTCACCGCTTTCACGCCGCGGCAACCGCGCACAAAGTGATACACCGCGTCGGAGGTATTGCCGTCCGAACTGTCTATCGATACCGCCGCGATTTTCATTCCCGCGCCGGTTTCGTGTTTGTAGGCCGTCTGAAAAATCATCTCGGCCAGTTTGCGCCACACGTCGGATTTGACGTCCACCGTGTTGCCGTGGATTTCGCCCCACCAAACCAGCCAGCTTTCCTCGCCGCGCCCCCATGCGCGGATGATGACGGCCAGCCGGTCATGTTGCACGTCCACGCCCATAGTCAGAATCAGACCGCCGCGCGGAACGGTGTTTTCGGCGTAGTCTTCGCCGCGTTCTGCCAGTTCGTCTTCCTTCACGCCGTCATTGGTCATCTCGAATGGGATTCCAATGGACGAATTGACGAAGGCAATCATCGGCGATATATCGCCGTTGTCCGCTTCGTATTGCGCGGTCAACCATTTTTTCATCAGTTCGGAAAACACGCTGCCGGGGAACGGGCTGTATAGCTCGTTCAGGTAAAAACCTGCCGTACCGTGAAACGGCGCGGTCGCCTGCCACCAACCGCGACGCACATTACGGTTTTTCTGCATGTCGTTCCACACCGCGCCGCAGTTCGGGCAGGTGTAATGCGCCGTTTCCGGCAGCTTTTTGCCGAAAACGGGATGGTTGCCGTTCGGGTCTTCGTCGCAGGAAAGGTAATCGAAGCTCAATACATGGGCCTCGCCGCATTCGTGGCACGGCACCATGCCGACGCGCTTGTCCGACAACTCCATTTCGGCGGCGATTGTCGAGACGCCCGCAATAGTCGGCGTACCGCCTAATACGATTTTCGGGCGGCGGTAGGTTTTGGTTCGCTCCTTCGCCAGCTTGATACTGTCGCCCTGACCGCGCAGGTTCAGGTTACAGTCGTCCGGCTCCTCCACGCACACAATCGGTACCGGCGATGATTTCACACTGGCGGGGCTGTTACTGCCCACCAGCTTCAGAAAACCGCCGGGGAATTTCTTGAACAACTGCCGCTGCCCTTGCGCACGGATACGGGTATCGACTTTCTCGCGCAAGGCGGGCGTCGCTTCAACCATCGGAACGAATTTTTCGTCCATGTACTCTTTAGCTGCCCCCTCTTTCGGGAACAGAACCAGTATCGGACTGGGTTCGGCATCGATGGATTTGCCCAAAAAGTTACCCAGCACACCCGAAGTCCACGCCACTTGCGCCGATTTCTGGCAAACAACCACTTGCACGGACGGGTCGTCCAGCGCATCAAGCGGGCTGTTTTCCCATGCCAGATACGGCGTTACGTCCAAAACGTATTTGCCCGGTCGGGCGGCCTCTATGCTGGAAAGATAGCGGTACTTGTTCGCCCAGTCGCGGGTTTTAATTTTGCGCGGCGGTGCCCATTTCCGGCACGCCTGCCGCAACACCCGCGCCACCGTTTCAGCCATCCGCGCCTGCATGGTTGCGGCTGTCATCTCCATCGTTTTCTGCTCCGTAATTCGATAATTTTTCCAGCGCCCTGTTGATGTACGCCGCAATGATGTCAGGGTCTATTTCCACGCCCGACGTCGCCGTCAGTTCAGCCGCCAACTGCTCGGGCATCGTTAAAAATTCCGTCCGTGCCGCTAAAACATGGTCGCCCCATGCGCGCTCAAACATCGCGGCTGGCGCAAGTTGTCCTAATTTTTCGTCCCGCTCCAGTTCAGCCAATTCAGCCTTCACCCTGTCCAGCCGGTCGCGCGGCTTTTCCTTGTTCAGCCGTTCCAGTTCCCGCTGCAACAGCCAGCGGATAACCGCAACGGTATCGTATTCATTCGCAAGCCCGTTTTTATCTGCATAGGCCGCCACCGGCAAGCCTTCTTTCTGCCAGTTGGTCAAAGCCTGTTCCGTAACACCGACAATATCGGCAAGCTGTCTTTTATTCACTTTCATGTCAGTTCCTCATTAACCCAGCAAGCAACCCATACAAACCTGTCGCTTAACAGAAATCGCGGCTCGAATTACCCGCGTGGGTTATGGGCTGGGAAGTACCTTAACGCGCAGTTCGCAGGGCGTTTTCCAGTTCGGCGGCTGCAATTTGTCCGCTGTTGCGTTCAACCGCCTGCCGTGCTGTTTCAAAATACCGCATCCGCTTTTCGTATTCCGCCGAAGATACATACATAACCAACGCCCGAACGCCTTTCTTGTTTCGCCTGTATATGCCGGGCTTCAGACGGCCTCTTGTTCGGGTTAAAGCAAAGTTCCTGCCGTCATTAATGCCGCGCAACATTGAACGAAACGCCGCCAGCGTGATGTTGCCGTATTGGTCAAGCCTGACCGAATCCGACGGCACGATACGGAAACCCGCGGGCATCAAGCCGCGCGAAACCAAAAACCGTTCTATACCTTTCGTTTTGCGCGTGCCGCCGTAAATTTGCGCTTGCAGATACTTTCCGGCACTTCTGTTTGACGCACTGTCTTTAAAGTCCACTATCGCAGTCAGATTATGTTTATCCGCATACTGGCGGACAAACAGACTGTTCAGCGTCCACTGCCTAGGATTGCCGAATGACGACGCCATTTCAGCCTGTTCCGCCTCAATGACATTTGCGGCCAGTTTGTTTACCGTATTTTTCGCCGCAAACGGAATCTGCCGCCGTGCCACATCGTCCAGATGCGCGAACACGCCGCCCAAATCAACAGCAATACAAGACATAAGGCCACCAAAAGCAAAGGCCGCCTGAATATCAGACGGCCTTCGGAACAGAATGAAACGATAGAAAAAAACTGCGGCACATCCGCCCTAAGCGCACGAAACCGCAGTTTTCCATAATTTAAACATTTCAGTCTCAAGATTGCAAGTCTTTTTTAAAAATCATTTAACAGCCGGCTTGCCTCACTATCCCGCAAACTCACGGCCAACATAGCCTCCGCGTCGGAAAGATAGCGGTAAAACGAAGCGCCGCTGCACCCGCACTCCGCCGCTTTTGTACGGCGGCTGCTGAAACCGTCGGAATAATGCACCTTTATCACCTCCCGATGAAACCTTGGCAGCCGCATCACCGCCGAATCCACCAAAGTAAACACCGAATCCGCATCCACCCCGTAGGGCAGCGAAGACGGACGCGCACCGCCCGTATTGACCGCGCCGCTCATCAGCCTGTTTAATGCACTTTCCGCATAACCCAGCCCGTTGTCCGTCCGGACCGAACGCCAAACCGCCCAGCGCTCCAACAAATCATCTATCGTCATTCATAACATCGAATCTTTCCCAACAGTTATCTGCTAGCCCCGTCTGAAATACCGCAGGACTTTATTTTTTAAGCGGAAATTATACCAAATTTATAGAAAAATTCATATGGATTAAAGCAGCAGAAGGCCGTCTGAAAACAAGTTTCAGACGGCCTTTGTTTTGCCCGCCGTATAAGCAAATTTTAACAAAAATGTTTAAAAAAAGACTTGCTATTTAAACATTTTTGTTTATAATAACATCTATCCAAACAACAGGAGCAGGCAATGAGATGAAGCAGAGCGAATTTTTAAAATGGCTGATGGCCCAAGGCGTAGAAACCAAAGACGGTACGCGGCACATCAAGCTGTATTACAAGGGCAAACAGTCGCATCTGCCCCGCCACCCGTCCAAAGAGCTGAAAACGGGCTTGGTCGAAGGAATCAAAAAACAGCTCGGTTTGAAATAAGGGCAAGCCCGCAAGGGCTTGCAGAAAGGTGAAATATGTACTATCCCGCAAAATTTACCCCCGCCGAGGAAGGCGGCTATGTCGTTACCTTCCGCGATATTCCCGAAGCCATTACGCAGGGCGACGACATGACCGAAGCGGTCGAAATGGCGGAAGACGTGTTGCAGTCCGCAATGGATTTCTATTTTGAAGACCAACGCCCCGCACCCTTGCCGTCCGCCCCCGAAGAAGGCGAACGCTTGGTCGCGCTGCCTCTGTCGGTTTACTCGAAAGTATTGCTGCTCAATGAAATGCTGGCGCAGGATGTAAGCAAATCAGAACTGGCAAGGCGTCTGGAAACCACGCCACAAGAGGTTCAGCGGATTACCGGCTTGCACCATGCAACCAAAATCGATACGGTCGTCCGCGCTTTGGCGCAACTGGGCAAACAGCTTGAAATCCGCCTTGCTTGAAAAGCCGTTGAAGAAACGCCGTTGAAGAAACGCCGTCTGGAAGTTCAGACGGCGTTTCTTTATACGGCAATCAGGCAAGGATTTTCAAAAACCCTTTAAAATCATGGTTTAGACAGGGCTTGATTTTTTGATGCCTCAAAAAAACCCTTTAAAATCATCGTTTAGACCGTTTCGACCGTTTCGACAGGGTAAAAAAATACGCACACGAGGAAAAAACGAAGAATATAAAAAAATATGACATGCTATATATTTTTATACAACATGTCATATTTTGCGGAATTATTTTTTTTATCTCGCGTAACGGGATAAATACCCTGTCGAAACGGTCGAAACGGTCTAAACGATGATTTTAAAGGGAAATTTTCCAACCTCTGCCTTGTCCGAATATGTCGAAACCTTGATTTTAAAGGTTTTTTATTTCCCCCTACCCTGTCGAAACGGTTAAAACTCCGACAATTCGGCAGCAATGCGGAAATCGCTTATCTGCTTACCGTAATAATCCGCTTTATTGACACTGCCTTGAGAACCGCGCTCCGCCCTGTCGGTGGTCGGCGGCGGGTACTTCTTACGGGCGGCTTCGGAAAGCTGTTCGTGCGGTACGATAAAAAACCGTACTTTTTTCCAGCCCTCACGCAAAGCAACATCGCTGCGCTTTTCTTCCAAACGCTTGCCGATATTAGCATAAAAGTTTTTTTGCTGTAAGTGAAACGTCTTGGTATTGTGCGCCCAGCGTTTGTACACCGCCCACAAGTCCGTCGCGGCGCAGGTAACATAGGGCACATCCAAATCCCCCTCGCGCCAGTCGTCCAAAAATGCCTCCCAGCTTGGCTTGTTCAAACTAATCATGCGCTTTTTAATCGGCGTCATCAACGGTTTGGTATGCGGGCTGAATTTACGTTCTTCGCCGTCTTCCTGATAAGTCAGCGGCAGCGCGTGCAGAAACTCGGCAAAATGGCGGATGCCGCCGTTGTCCAGTTCTTCCTGCAACGCTTCGTATTGCGCATCGCTGAATTTTTTGTTGCAGTTCACCACCATAAAGCGGCGGTCGTTGCTTTCGATGGGAATAGACCGCTCATCGTTGGAAAAGATGATAAACGAATTGAAATCGCCGTGTTTCTCGGCATCGCGCCCCTTGCGCTCCACCATGATCACATCCGACGTAATCATATTTTTCAGCTTGCCGATAACGTTCAGCCGTTCGTCGGAAGGGCTGATTTCTTCAAAAATCGTTACCAAGGCAAACAGCAAAGCAGAATTGAAGCGTGATTCCAGCGCGTTTTGGTCAAGCTGCCGCGTATATTCCCCAAACAAGGCTTTAACGATTTTTTCGCCGAACGTGGATTTGCCCACACCTTGCGTTTCAGAAATAAACACCAAAGCCGTCGCCGGTTTTTCGGCAGGTTGGCGGATACGGCACGCAAGCCAGTTCAATACCCATTCCGCCGCCCGCGCATTGGTTCCATCGTCGCCGTTGCCGCTGCATAAATGGTAAATCAGCCTGATGATGTTGCGGCATTCGGGGAACGCCTCAATCAGATAACCAATCGATTTTCCCTTCAGACTTTTATCAACCTCGCCCACTTTTACCGGCAGTCCGTTAAACATATTGATGTGCTTCACGCCGCTGCCGTCGTCCATCATAACAACCCCCTGTTCGATTGCCGGGTCGAAATGGTAATTGCTCATAGGGCAGACCAGCCGTAGCGGCGACTTGCCCCAGTCTTGGTAACGGTCGGGTATCGCCGCATTGACCGCCGCCAGCGACACGATGCGCTTCAGATTGCGGTCGAATGCATCGGTCGTACCGTCCAGATAAATATAACGGTTCAGCGCGTCTTTAAATTCATCGTCCACCGTCGCCGATATTTCCAGCTTTTTGCGTTTCAGATAAATATCCGCCTCAACATCGCCCAATTGCTTGCGCGCGTCCAACTTAAACCAAGTCGCTACCGCCGTTTTGCCAAACAGTTTTTCAAGCTGCTTTACTGTAAATGTTTCGCAGGTATCAAGATTCAAGACTTTTTGCTTCAGTCCGATTTGCGCATACCCTTCCAAAAGCACGGCCAGCCGTTTTGTCGGATTGCCGTCATCGTCTTCAGCCAGCATTTCCGCCCCCGAATCCCCCGGTTCCGCCGCGTGTGAAAAATCACACGCCATAGACACAGAAGATTCCAAAGAAGATTCTGTAAACGGATACGGCACGGCGGTATCCAACATCTCGCGCACCGATACCAGCGGTTCGGTATCCTGAATCACATCGGCAATATCGTAGCCGGACGGCCAATACCCCGCATCGGGAATATTTGCGATCCGCACCGTGCAGTCCTGTTTAAGCAGCTTTTCCGCAATACCCAGCATCGCCTTCATGCCCGGCTGCTCAGAGCGCGGCAGATACGGCTTGTCTTCGGGCTTCACGCCCGCCGCCTCTTCGGCCTTGCTCAATTTCTCGCGCTGGCTGTCGCAGTCGGGCCACAACAGCACATCACGGCCCGATACCGCCGACCAATCGGCCTTTCCCCAACCGTTGCAGCCGCCCAGCCATGAAATGACCGCCCAGTCCTTCAAGTCAAAATAACTTTCGGCAGCCATCTTGCACTTTTCGCCCTCAACAATCAGCACCCGCGCCGACGGCTTCGCCGCCAAGGCATCCAGCCCGAACAGCGGCTGCGGGTCCTGCAACCGACGGTTACACCATTGCTCAACCCCTTCGCTGTTTTTCGCCCACACAAATGGCAAGTCGGATTTCCGCCCAGTATCGTCGGTAAACCGCTGCACCACGCACAACGGCCTGCCCGCCGCATCTCGATACACCGCCCGCAGCGAATCGACACTGTCTTTTTTGCAGTAACGATATACCTTTGCGCCGTTCAAATTCTGCAACAGGTGTTCCGCAAACGGCGCAATCGGCATCCAACTGTTCCGCTTCGATTTGCCGCCCGTTTTGGGGCTGCCGTCCCATTCCGTACGCGCTACCGGCTCAAATCCGCCGATACGCAGCCGTTCGGCCACCTGACGCAACGCATCGCCCTGTTTACCGCCGCAAAACAAATAAGCGTATAAACTGACCAAATCGCCGCCCGCGTCGCCGGTTGCATAATCCGCCCACGCGCCCGAATGCGTATTAACCGCAAACGACCCCAACGATTTATCCGCCCGCGTCGGATTCAATGCGAAAAATTCATGACCCTTGTATTTGCCGCCCGGCAGCCACTCGCTTAACAAATTGTCAACAGAGTTCAGCGCCGCATCGGCCACACCTTTAAAATCCAGTTTATTCATTTCAGACGGCCTTCCTGTTACGTTTTCCACGACGGCGGACACGGTTTTCCCGCTGCCCGAACGGCGGACATTCGTAGCCCAGTATTCCGGCAGCTTCCAGCGATTCGGCCAGCGCCGCCGCTTCAAAAATACCGATACCGAACCTCCGCGCGATTGCAGATTCCGTTACATGCACCGAATAAAGCGTTTTCAGCCATTGTTCGGCCTGTTCGTAAAGTGATTGATTTTTATCGTTTTCCATTTTGGAAACCTGTTCTATAAGGCAACAAAAAGGCCTGCCCCCCCCTTGAGGCAGGCAGGCGGTATAAAAGGCGGCGTTAAACGCCGTAAAAATCTCTGACTGGGAAATATCAGAGAGGCAGGAAATCGGCTATTCCATCCCGTTTTCTGGGGACGAATTTAAAAATAAATCTGGGTACTTCAGCTTTACAGCCGCAGGAATCCCGCGCCTGTTCCAATTCGATACACGCTGCTGGCTTATCCCTAGCCGTTTAGCTATTGATGAACAACTACCTATTGATTTCAAAAGATTTTTGTCATGTTCAATCTGTTTTTTCTTATTCATATTAAACTCTTTGTTTAAAATCCACTCTTATATTAAACACTACGTTTAGAAAAAAAGCAAGTGTTGTGTAACAACATTTTGTTTAAATGTTGGAAAATAAACAGCCATTGGGAGATTGAAATGAACGAAAAAACCGCACGACTCTATGAAGCAGCCGAAAAACTTAAAGGAATCAAAGGACAATCGAATTTAGCCAGATTTTTAAACAAATCGCCGCAAACCTTGAACAACTGGGAAAGTCGCGGGGTATCATCAAAAGGACTAATAGAAGCGGCAAAAGCAATAGGCGCTTCAGTTGAATGGCTTGAAACAGGAACTGGTTCTATGGACGGCTCGCACACACCCGAATCGAACGCTACCGTTATCGGCACGGTAGACGCATGGGACAGCCGCACCCCGCTATCGGACGATGATTGCGAAGTCCCTTTCTACAAAGACATCCACCTAGCGGCGGGCAACGGCTTTTCAGACGACATCGAAGACTACAACGGCTACAAGCTGCGTTTCTCAAAAGCAACACTTCGGCGGCACGGTATCAGCCCCGCCGCCGTGATCTGCGTCTGCGCCGACGGCGACAGCATGGAACCTGTATTTCCTGACGGCGCGACATTGGGTATAAATACCGCCGACAAAACCGTAAAAGACGGGAAAATCTACGCCGTCAACCACGGCGGGCTGTTACGCACAAAGATTCTTCAGAAGCTGCCCGGCAACAAAATACGCATCAGAAGTTACAATGCCGAGGCCTACCCCGACGAAGAGGCGGACGCGGCCGATATAAACATCATCGGCCGCGTTTTCTGGTGGAGTGTGATGGATTAAGATACTTGGACGACTGATTTTTTACCGCGTATTGCGCGGTATAACTAAAAAGATATAATATATACAAAAGGGCACGCATGGAGCTGACCGTCCACTTTAACGCCGAGCAGGATTTAGACCGTTTTTTTGAAAAAGACGAAGAAGCGGTCGGTTATCTCGATGCCGTCATTGAGATGATTCAGGCGAACTCTGCTATTTTTGATGGCTTATACGAAAACAAATACTTCAGAGAATATGGCGAACCCATAGGCCCGCTTGATTTGGAAGTGAAACCCATATTGTCATTATGGAAAAAAGACATCAAAGTTTTGCGCGTCCGATTTGGCAGCGAAGAAGCAGCCGGATACAGAATAATTTACGCACCATGCCATGAAAAACAGCCAAACGGCGCATATATCCGCCGCATAGATATATTGGCTGTTGTAAATAAGAATACAGACAAATTCAACTATCAATTAAACCATCCCATTACACAACGGATCATCAAAGACTATGAAGAACTATACTCAAACTAACGGCACGTGGGCTCCAATGGGAGCAACTCTTACCATTGCTGTTGCCGCATGTATAGTATCAACACCAACACCTGCCACTCCCGTTACCCACATAAACTGCCTGCGTATAAACGGGCAGATTAAATGCGTCAAACCGATAAGCCCCAACACTACCCCCGCCGCAGAGCATATTGAACATGTGCGGAAAAATCCACGCCGCAAAGCAGCGATGGACAGGGCGGCAGCGAAAATTGCCGATAAAATAACCCGCAAAGCAGGCGGGGAGACATTTGTCAGCCTGAGGATGAAAAAGGGGTTTACCCAGTCTGAATTGGCAGCCGCCGCAGGATTGCGTCAACCCTATCTGTCCCGCATCGAAAACAGCAAACAATCCCTGCATAATGAGACTGTACAAAAACTGGCAAACGCATTAGGCGTTTCCCCGCTTGAGGTTCGTGCGGCGTTCGAACAGCAGTACGAATACATGGAGCAGGCATGATCCACCTAAATGTCCACTATTGCGATGAAATCATCCGCCATGCGGAAAATGACAAATACAGCCTAATAGGAATTTTTACCGACGGATGCCATATTCCGACACAACAATTCATTTTAGGTCGTCTATGCCTGTCCATTTCATTTTCCGCCGAAGGCGGGTACATGCAAGCATTGCAAACCCAACCGACCTTTTTAGAAATTGTTCGCAACGACGATGTAATTTCCGAATTTGAAATCCCGCCGTATGACGGCGGCGGTACAGGAGAAAACGTTTCATTCATGCTGCACCAAACAGTTAGCGGCCTTCCCGTTTCAGACGGCGACCGTATTTATGTAAGAATGAAAACACACAGCCATATTATCTCTGAGAGCCACCCTCTGTTTTTTACTTGGCTTCCTTACCACTCATAACAATACCGAACCGCCCTAGGGCGGTTTTCTTTTTCATGACACACCGCCATTCAGGCGGTTTTTTTGCGCCTGTGAAAATAAAGTCTATTTAAAATCAATATGTTTAAAATTTTTAAACAAAATATATAAACATTATGTTGCTTTATATTAAACAATATGTTTAAATACACCCATCGAAACAACAAACCAAAAGGAAACCATCATGAAAAAACAAAACCAAGTAGCCCAATATCTGAAACCCGAAGCAAGCCGCGCCCGAAAAGCAGTATTCGACGCAGTCGCAAGAATGACGGTTGATAAAGAGCGGGCAAAGAATATCGGCATGGAAAACGCCATTAAAGAACTGGAATCTGCCAGAAAGCACGTTTTAAGAAAATTTAAAGAAATGGTCGATTTCCGCATTGAAGCTGAAAACAAAACCCTAAGCGATTCGGTTTTAGAAGCCGCCCCGTTTTCGATTGCCGCCGCAAAGAGTTTTAACGCTTGCTAGTAATAAAGGCCGTCTGAAACCACTACACAGGCTTCAGACGACCACAAAAATATCACTTTAATTCCCATCAACACCGCCGTTTCCGCGCTGTTGATTACATCAACCACGATTTTTATTGAAAGGAAATCAAAAATGGAAACCCAAGAAAAGAAATTTGTTCCTGCCTCCAAGCAAATACCGACCGTAAACGGCGGCTGGCTAGACCGAGAACTTGGCGAAGCAATGTCCGAAGCCGTGCGCGCTTGTCTCGCACATGGCAAACAAGCCGAAGTAACGGTAAAGCTGAAAATCTCACCGCAGAATATCAGCCACGGCACAGTAAAAATCTCGCACGACGTAACGGCCAAACTGCCAAAAGAAAAACGTGAAGGCGGCATCGTATTCGCTACACCGGACGGCAATATTCAAGCCGACGATCCGGCGCAAGGCAAGCTGGAATTGAAAGACCCATCCAAACCCGAAAAACCCTTGAAATTCGCGCAGGCGAAGTAATCCGAAAGCGGGCCTAACCCCGCTAAAACCAACCAAAAAGGAAAATCCGAAATGGAAAAACAAAACATGATTGAAAGCGCATTGCAAGCCGCGCAAAAACCGTTTATCGAAACAGCGCCGAATGGCACGCCGATTATTTTCTGGCCCGCCGAAAACGGGGAATGGGAATATGAAAAATGCCCCGAATTGATGCAAACCCCCGCCCGTAAAAGCGGTACGTTTGAAATGCACGACACCGCCAGCTTAATTAAATTTGTGCAAAAACACAAAAAGGAAGGCACGCAAATTTACATCGATGCCGACTTCAAGTCGGGGAAAATCGCCGTCAAAGCGGCAATAAACGGCCATACCGCCAATGCTGCCGATTGGTTCGACTTCTCCGCAATTTATCAGCCAAGACACACTGCGGCTGCGGAAAACTGGCTGAAATATAACATTGAAAAAATGAACCAAGCCCAGTTTGCCCACTTCTTAACCAACAATGCCCGAAACATCGTATCCAAAAATCCCGCAAACGATGCCGCCGTTTACCCGACTGCCGCCGAAGTATTGGATTTCGCGCTGAATTTAGAATACACCGAAAAAACCACCTTCAAACAGGGCTATCGCGAGCAAGACGGACGCATCAATTTCACATTCCAAAGCGAAGATGCCGGACAAACCGAAAAACAACTCAAAATGTTCGAACGTTTCGGTCTGTCGTTTACACCCTATCAAGGCGGCGATTCATATTTTGTCGAGGCACTGCTCAAATTCCGTATCGATAAAAACAGCGGCGCATTGGTTTTGTGGTATGAACTGCAACAAATCGACGCAGTAATCGAACAAGCCGCTCAGGACATTGCAACTAGCTTGCAAACCGCCTTTGCCGATATCGATATCTATTTCGGTGCTATCTCAAACCTCTAAACGCATCAGGCCGTCTGAATCTCAGACGGCCTACGGAGAAAACAATGAAATCATTACTCATCGCAGCCTTGGCAGTCATACTGCAAGCCTGCACCACCACCGAAACAGAACCCGTATATCAACACGAGACCGAAGTCCAGCGCATCATACGCGAGCAACAAGACGCCGCCGACTTCGCCGTTATCGAACTTGAAAACACCTACGCCCGCATGACAGACGAAGAACGTATGCGCGGGATTGTTTATGAAGAAAACTAAAAGGAATATTTAAAATGGAATTAATTACCACCGTCGCCGCCGCTGCATTAATTATTTTTCTGCTGGCCGCTGTCATCATCACAGCAACCGAAATTTTAGTACAACAGCGAATCAACCAAATTTTGGATTTTTTAAACCGAGATGACGATTAATGCCGTCTGAAACAACCAACGGAGAACATTATGAAAATAGCAAAAGCAAACGCGGGGATGACGCGAATGAATAGCGCAAAAAACGAATACACATTCAGCTATGTCTTCGGCGGGCGCAAGTGGTCGGCATCAGTCCACGCGGACAGCCCAGAAGAAGCGAAAAGGAAAATCAGGGCACAGGCATCGGCAGTGTATGACGGCGAAGTAGTGATGAAATTGCCGATACCAGTGAAAGTAAGCTGGTTAAATAGATTGATAAACTGGATAAAAAATCATGGATAAAGCGGAGTAACCAAAATGAGTTTAAGCCACCGCATACATTACGCAGACACCGTGAATCAACCCAACATCGGCTACCGATATAAAGACGGAAAATGGCAAGTTATCGAATATATGCTTCCTCAATACAACAAGAAGCACTGGACGAAAATGAATGCCGGATTCCGCCGCAAGGTAAAAGTCCTGCAAGAATTTAAAACGCAAGAATCCGCAGCAGAATACGCAGAGAAAATCAGAAACGAAGGTAAAGCAAATGGAAAACCTACCGACACAACAACGTCTATTACTTATTTACGGTAAAACACACATCACGCTTGAACAAGCTGTCGCAGACTGGATGCCGCATATCAATATCGAACGCGCCAAACGCAGAGCAAAAACCCAAACCCTGCCGTGGCCGGTTATCAGCAGCGAAGACAGCCAAAAAAGCGGCCTGTTCGTCAGTCTTGCCGCAATCGCCGAATGGCTCGACCTGCGCGAACAGGAAGCGCAAGAAAACTGGAAAAAGATGAATCAATAAATGAGGAATGAATAAAATGAAAGAATACGTTTTCAAAATTAGCGAATATGACAGTAAGCTTAGAATAGAGGTCCCAGAAATAAGTTTCAATGAAGATTCTAACATTTCGGAATTAATGGCCGCATTAACTTTTGAATTTATTGAAAGTATGGTCGAACACGCAACAGAAAACCAGCAAGAATTCATGGAACAAGGAATTAATAATTTGCGAAAAGTAAAAATACTAGAAGCATTAGCTGAATCTAAAAGACAACAGGCGCAATAATGATGAATATACTAGACCCATGCTGCGGCCCCCGCATGATGTACTTCGACAAATCAGACCAGCGCGTGTTATTTTGCGATGCCCGTTCGGAAGAACATATTTTGAAGGACAGGCAATACGAACGATTTCTAGAAATAAACCCCGATGTTAGGCTTAATTTTACAAAACTACCTTTTAAAAGCAACAGTTTTAGGCTTGTCGTTTTTGATCCGCCGCATCTAGTCCGCGCTGGGAATAAATCGTGGTTGGCCAAAAAGTATGGCAAACTGCCTAACGATTGGCAGGAAGAAATTAGGAAGGGATTCTCCGAATGTTTCCGTGTACTTAAACCGGGCGGAATCCTGATTTTCAAATGGAATGAAACACAAATCAAAGTAAAAGATATTCTGGCACTGACCACCGAAAAGCCATTATTCGGGCACACAACAATGCGGCACAAGAAAAACCAAATCGCTACGCACTGGTTCACGTTTATGAAAGAAATAGAAGAATAAAATAGCGCATCTTGAATGATGCGCTATTTTGTTTGCTAATCAGATTTTCAGAATTTTGATACTCTAACTCAATCATGCACTGAACGAAACGAAAGAAGTAAAAACCGAATGGCAGAAAATATATGGATAACAAAAAGGCCGCCTGAATTCAGACGGCCTCAATTTTATTCAGAGTAACCCCCAAACAATCTTTCTGAAATAGCCATACCGTACTCATTAAACCAGCGCCCCATAACCGCACGCATTTAGATATGATTTGCTGCTGGCGTGTTTTTTTTGAACCATATTTGCACCATTATTCAAAATAAAATCAAAATTTATTGATTTTATTAAAAATTAAAAACTACATTCAAAGCCCCTGCATCGGAGCCAGAACCAATTTCATGTCAATGAGGCCGTCTGAAAAAACTGAAACGGCGTATTGTAGCCCCATATCGGTTAGAATACACCTCTTGCAGCCTATTCAAGGAGAACATGATGGACGGGAAAATCCGCCTGATTATCGACACCGACCCCGGACAGGACGACGCCGCCGCCATCCTGATGGCGCACGGCCTGGCAAAGCGCGGACTGATTGACTTCATGGCCCTTACCGCGGTGGCGGGGAATGTCGGGCTGAACCATACGTCGGCCAACGCGCGGATTATCTGCGACTGGGCGGGCCGGAAAGATTTTTCGGTGTATGCGGGCGCAGGCAAGCCGTTACTGCGCGATTTGGTAACGGCGGAAGAAGTACACGGCAAGACGGGCTTGGACGGCGTCGCGCTGCACGATCCAGAATGTCCGTTGCAAAGCGTTCATGCCGTCGATTACCTGATTCGCACGCTTCGCGGCGCGGAACGCGGCAGCATCACGCTCTGCCCCATCGGACCGCTGACCAACATCGCCCTAGCGTTCAGCCTCGCACCGGATATTGCGGACGCGGTGAAAAATATCGTATTGATGGGCGGCTGCTACTTTGAGGCGGGGAACATCACTCCCTGCGCAGAATTCAATTTCTACGTCGATCCGCACGCGGCGCAAATTGTATTGCAAAGCGGCGCGCCAATTACGATACTGCCGCTGGACGTTACCCACAAGGCGCAAATCACCACGCCGCGCATGGATATGCTGCGCAGGCTCGGCAACGCCAACGGCCCGCGGCTGGCGGACATCCTGCAAAGTTACGAACGGTACGACATTCAGGCGTTCGGACTGGAAGGCGGCCCGCTGCACGACCCCTGCGCGGTGGCCTTCGCCGTATTCCCCGAACTTTTCCGCGGCAAAGCCTGCCGCGTCGATGTGGATACGCAAAGCGAACTGTCGCTGGGCGCGTGTTCGGTCGACTGGCGTGGCACGACGGGTAAGCCCGCAAACGCTTTTTGGGTAACGGAAGTCGATTCGGACGGCCTGTTCCGCGAACTGGCCGAATCGGTTTCTTTCCTGCCCTGACCCGACCGGAACGCTGCAAAAAGGCCGTCTGAAACCGCCCAAGACGGCCTGATATTATTGTATCATTCACTCCAACCTCTTTCAGACGGCCTCAGAGTCATGACCTCCAAAATCCCCGCCACAGCCACTATGCTGGTAAAAAATTCCGAACGCTATCTATCCGAAGTCCTGACCGCCCTCGACGGTTTCGACGAAATCCTGCTGCTGGACAACGGCTCGACCGACCGCACGCTGGAAATCGCCGCAGGGTTCAAAAACACCAGCATCCGCAAACACGAATTTATCGGATTCGGCCCGATGAAGAACCTCGCCGCCCGACTCGCCCGCAACGACTGGATTTTCAATATCGACAGCGACGAAGTGGCCGATGCCGAACTAATGGAAAGCATACGCGCCGCGGTGGCGGAAAACCGTATGCAGAAAGTGTTTTCCCTGTCGCGCCTCAACCATTACGACGGCCGCCTGATAAAAGCCTGCGGCTGGTATCCCGACATTATCCCGCGCCTCTA